GGAATTCTATATCTGTACTCAAAAGATCTGATCTCAATGTCAATGAAGTTCAGTTGTATGTTTCTCTTGATTATAATAGTGAGGTGGTGCCTACTAGGAATGCTTCTCATACAATCCCAATTGAGACTACATACTTACCTCGGGGAACTATAGTTACAGTTGATGATGAGTCTTATATTACATTATTTGATTTGACAATTGATCCAGTTGTGAACATGAGAGCGTATTATGAATACATAATGAAAGAGATTACTGCAACCCCATCTTTATCTGCAACATATGAATCATCTTATGATATTCTTGCTGACAACTTGAGAGCAACACGAGTGGATGACATAGTTACATTTGAACTGCATTATCAATCAGATGAGGTTGATTATGATGAACTTACCTGTGAATTAGAAATATTTGAAACTACTGAATTATTTGCTATGACAAATGATGCAACTGGAATGATATTTACTTATACATTCGATCCTTATACAGACATTGCCTCAGGCGAGTTGACGTTCAATTTCACTATTAGTGGCCCAACAATAGCTCAACCAACATTAGGTAGTATTGCCAAATATACGTCTAGCTTTACTGTAAGGAAATCATTAGATGATTTCATGATGTCTAATCTATCAGTTGACTATTCTGATTCGACTGCATCCGATGGTACCGGACTTGTGTTTTTAGATTCTACAGGGATAACAACTATTTATGACATTCCTGTTGTGAGAAAAACATATTACGATGAATTAGTAACAGATGGGTTAGATGCATCATTCGAACTACAAGTTCTTCAATCAATGATGTCATCACTTGAGTTCTCAGGATACAGAATGCTTACGGACTTTGTGAATGTTAAGTTCACAAATACATATGGTATCATGAGAAATATGCAACACAATGAAGTGGTTGTTTCGTCAGTAATTGACATTAAACAGACTGCAGTCCCCACTACGCCAAATGTTGGGGATCGATGGATTATTAATGGAAATGAAGGTGGAACATGGACAGGGAAGAAGGACTTGATTGCACAATGTACAGATGCCACAAATATAACTTGGATTTATTCAGACCCTGTTACAGATGGTATGGTATATGTAGTTAATCAAGAACTGAAATATGTGTATTCAGATTCTGGTTGGGTTGTTCCACAATATACAATTCCATTAGTAATAGTTCTTGAGGTATTCAAAACTAGTACGAGTTCTAAATCTGACACAGAGCTTTCGGAAGCAATAAAAGATAATATAATGGACACTTTCACTAGTAGGTTTGGTTCAAATATTACACTGTATCGATCTGAAATAATTGATGTGGTTCAGAGTACTGATGGTGTTGATCATTGTAGATTGGCTGAACCCAAGTCAAGCATATTCTTCGATTTCGATCTGCGAGATCTTACACAACAAGATTTATTAGAGTATGGACCTGATTATATTTATTTCACAAGAAATGAAATCACAGTTAGGATCTTATAATTATGGAAGAACTTCTTCAAAAGTCTAGTATTAATCATCAGAAGTTGAAAAGGATAGTTCATAAATATACTGCACATGAATTAACTCGATTATCAGAACCATGCTATTATCCTGAAGTTAAGAAATTCTATTTTGAATTTCTTCATGCTTCTGGATTAACTAATAAAGATATGAAAGCATATGTGAAGAGATTTTATAAAGGAACTCCCGCATCTGGGTGGTATTTACAAAAAGACCCACAATCGAATTTATATATTTTTCTTATGCACTATTTCCTTACAAAGAAAGATCGAATGTCATACGCTTCAATGATGACATTTTTTTGCATCAGATACTATGCAAATTTGATAAGACGTCAAATCAAATATTGTAACATTGATGTATTCAAATATACTTTAGAGAATCTTGCTAAGACCCATTTATTCTCTAGGGAGAAAACGATCTCGAATGCTATCTTTTTCATTTCCAAAGAGATGCAAAGAAAGTTCACTAGTCTTCTCAGCGAACCTGAACCTGATCCGATGTTGATATCCAAATTTATTCAAGAGTCTCGACACAGGATATCTCAAAGTATCAAGAGTTTTGCTGAAACATATTATAGAGCGAGTAAAGAAGGTGTTGCTTTAAAGACTGAACCTGAAGTGGATAATGGGGATGGGTATCAATATCAATCTCTGGAGAAATCAGCCAAAATAGTTGATACTGTTGTGAAGAAACTTACTATATATAAAGTTGTAGATAGGAAAGCAATTGAAGATGCTAAACGTCTGACTAAAGTGAGTACATCAATTGCGACTCTGATATCCAATCAAGTTATAGATATCAAATATGCGGATAATATTCGAATTGTTCTGGAGCTATTTGTGAAGGATTTAAAAGATGTGGAGACTATGTGTGGAGACTCATACTTTTCATATGTCAAGAGTCTAATGGGAATTAAGAGAACTACAACAAGAGTTTATTTTAAACAACAAATTGAAATTCTTCTTGTTAAGATTGTGGAAGATATCAATTTTGCTGACAAATTTGAAACATTAACAAACCAAACTCAATTCCTAATCAAATCCTACCTTGCGTATTATATAACGATGGTTATGAGAAATACGGTGTGTTAGAATGGAGACTTCTTCTTCAGATCATTAAATATATTCTTCGCTTCATCTGTTACCCTGTCCTTTGCCTGACTTTCTAAGTCTTGATAAGCTTGACTCTTTCGTATAGAAGATACGTCTAATCTTGGGAGGAGTTTAGATGAATCTCTCGATACCATTGACACCACACCTGCTACTGACTGACCAGGTAGTCCTGGTATGTTTGATAAGAATCCTCCTCCTCCTCCAGTCTCCTCACCTCTAGCTTGTTCTTCTGTTTGATATTTTTTTGCATCATAGTCAAACACAAGATCCTTTCCTGTAAGTGCTTTTAGATATGATTTCAGAGTAGGTCTACTTGGATTTTCTTTTCCAACAGTAATACTGCTGTATAGACTTCCGAATTCCATTCTCACATCAACAATACCAAGTCTTTGATTATGAGCAATTTGTTGTTGATCTCCACCTTTAACTACAGTAATATTCGACATATATGCAGAATTAAGAAAATATAGACCTTCACACTTTATCTTCTGGAGAAATGGCCAGTTATATGTATTATTATCAACTGATCGTGGAAGACCCAAAAGAAGAAGTGCAGCCAATGGACCAATGATGAATTTAGTAGTTGCCATATCACTCATTGGGTTTGGGTTGTATAGACGAACAGTCATTGTATAAGATGGTTGATATCCGCTATTCTTCCAAATCATTGGGAAATCGATTCTTCCACCAGCTGCTAACTTGGATACCATATTCACCATACTGGCACCTCGGGGTGAGACTTTTCCTATGGCTTTTCCCATTCCTTTCAATTCTTCTATTCCAGTCTGAGCTGCTCCACCTAATGTTCCCATCATTCCTTTTTGTGATGCCATTGCTCCAGCGATTCGTTCACCTGTGACTCTAGCATCAGTTGAGCCGAAGAATTGGTTAATCTCTGCCATTCCACTTGATACAACATCTGTTAGTTTATTCAGAAAACTTTCACTATACTCATTGGTGAATGTATCAGTTGGAAAATTGTCTGCAAGAAACGCTACTTTGATTGGGGGTTCATATGAAAATCCATGATCAGCAAGCAATTTCTTATAGTCAGTATTTGCTGACTTGAGAGTAAATATAGTTTGTCCTGATGTGAACGTAGGGACTGCAGGGGTGATACTTGCAATTGGCATTGAGTTTCTTATAATTTGATCAGTTTCAGTTGTCAGATTCCTGGGTGGAAGTCCGATTATCCCATCATGAAACTCACTTTTTAAATCTATAGTTGCCATTAAATTGATCTCCTTATGTCAAGTTTCCATTCAAGACATCTCTAATTGAATCATTCATTGCTGGGTCAGATTCTCCAGCATTGTTACCACTCTGTGTCATGCTATTATTCTGTGAACTTGTAATTATATTTGTCACATTTGATACAACATCACCCATTTGTTTAGCACCAACCTCAGCAACCTTTGTGGCAATATCTGCATTTGATTTGGCATTTGCATCAGCAAGTTGTCTTGAGACTTCAAGATTCTGGTCCGCTTGATTTGAAGCAATTGCAGTTTTATTGATTACTGGTGATTTTTGATCCGAGTCCGTAGCACTCATTACGTCCCTGAAATCTACTCCAGCTTTCGCAACTGCTTCTGTCACACTTATCCATTTATCCTCATACTTAACAATCGCCTGCTCTCGAATTAATTTCAGAAGTCTGACTTGAACTCCAGTTTCACTTCCTACTAATTTCTGTGCCTCTGGACTCATTCTATCTAGGAGTTTGGTTTCAAGTGATTTCTTTCTCTTTTCCATCTTCAGATTCTGTTCTCTAATCTCTGCAAATGTTTCCTTGGCTCCAGTCATCTTTTCGAGATCAAGTAGTCCGAAGGTCATCATCTTTACTGCTTTACCTGCACCCATTCCAATCTTTTCACCCATTGTCATATCACCAGCAACATCACCATATTCTTCTTGTGCCTTTGATGCATAATATGCGGTTGCAGCTAATGCTGTAATAGGGGCAGCCGCTTTACTTGCAACTCCTGCAATCTTACTTCCGGCACCTGCAATCTTGCCACCAGCTGCTCTCATCCCTGATTTAGCTAATGATCCTGTCTTAGATGCAGTCTTTCCAATAAGACCTTTAGCAGCCCCAGCTTTTCTGGCCAACCAACCAGCACCACCTTTCAATAACTTTGCACCTTTAGCTGCCCCACCCTTTACTAATTGGGCACCTTTAGATGCTACTGTTTTTGCTACATTTTTCACTGGATTTGCTATGAATTTCAATGCCTTACCTAGTCCTTTGACAAGTCCAGTTTTCATGAGTTTACCAATGATCATACCAGGAAGACTACCAAATAATCCACCGAAGAAACTCTTAACAAATCCCATTATTCCCAGACCCCATTTGAGAAGAGTCTTACCCCATCCTCCAACTCGTCTAGCAACTTTAGAAATACCATCTTTCACACTTCCCAATATATTTAGCTGTTTCTTTTGTTGCTTGTTGGTTGTTGAAACCCTATCTGCTATATTTTTAATACCTGTACTTACACTTTGAGTAAATCCTATCACTTTCTCAGAAGTAGCTCCGAAAAGACTAGCACCTTTTCTACCTACTGCCTTAAATGGAGAGGTAATCCCTCCTCGAATTTTTTCACCCAGTGCTTGTCCTCTTGCTTTCATTGCTTCAACATCTCCACCGCCGATGTCTTTAAGAAAACTTCCAACTGCTCGAGGTCCCCGAAGTAACTTGGCCAATCTCTCTCTTCGTGTTATCTTCTTTTCTTCGGTAGATGCAGGAAGTAATAATTGTGATCTTGGGGCAATTTCTTTCGCTTGGCCACCTTCAAGTTCATAACCCATTTTGTGTGCCATCATTTGGATGCCACCACCGACTATATCTACAAACTCATCAACCTTGCCATATAGCTTAGTTTCAACTTCAACTAATTCACCCAAGGTGTCCATCATGGTTTTAGGTCTCTCGCCTGATTCAAGAAGTTTTCTTTGTTTTGCTTCTATTTTCAGTCTTCTCTTTACCTTCATTTCTTCAAGTTTTAATTTTGTCGATTCAGGTAGTAGTTTATATGCTCCTTTTCCAGCAAGTTTTCCTGTACCCATCACACCACGAGTGGCAAGTTTTCCTACTCCTAATATTCCCTTAGCTGTCATACCTGCAACCGACCATTCGTCACGGAGTTTTTTACCCATTTCTCCGTATTCTTTTCCAGTCATTGCTGAAGCTAAATCTCTTGAAGCAATTGCTGACTCTCGTGTATGTTCGACTATTTGATCTAATCTATACATTTGTTCAGCATAGATCATTCCCAATACTGTCAACATATTTGCTTGAGTATTCGACCCTGATGGTAGATCTGATTTGTACCCACCTCTTGATTTGAATGCCCATTTGGGAATAAATGTGGCTGTCTTTATCAAGTCTTGGGCAGCAAAAACCATGAGTCGCATGGCAGGATGTCTCATTAGCATTCTCT